TCCAGCTCAGACCGTAGTTGCTCCTCCAATAACAGCTGCTCCTCAAGTTGTGACTCCTTCAGCAGCAGCCGCTCCTATCGTCAACGGTGATGCTGCTGCGAAGATACTAGCCTCCATCGCCAAAATCCACGCAGCTACCAACGGAGTCTTCACAACACAGCAGCTGTATCCTCAAGTGCAGGCTGATAACCCTGTGGAGGGAATGACCCTTCTACCTCAAGTCCCAGGCGTCCTAGCTGCTAATGGTTACCAGGTGGACCCACAGACTCAGAACATCACCAAGGTAGCCTAACATAGAGGCAATCATGGAAGGTGCTGGAGACGAACCAGCTAGGGTCCGAATAGCCTGCAAGCTTTGGGACCTAGCTATTGACATGAGGGTTCATGCTATTGAGGAGGGGTGGTGGGATCAGGAAGTGGGAAGTTGGGATGATGCACCATCCCTCCCGATGGTAACCATGTTAGGACTAGGGATGCAGTGGGCAGATGCATTTCCAGATTGGACCTACCAGTCAACATAATAGGAGTTAAGTCATGAATCAACCAATGCCGATGCCAGAACAACCGAGTCTACCTGTACGTAGGAGCGTTAGTGAAAAACTTACTCAGGAAAAACTGGAATTGGAAGCTCGATTAGAGGAGATAAACGAGGCTCTGTCGGCCTTGCAGAGTAACCCAGGTATAGAACACGTTCTGAATCTTGTCACTAAGGCATCCGACCGCTATTACTGATCAATGTCAAGATCAATCCCATCCAAATTTCCTCTCAGTGAGGTCTCGGACGTGCTAGACCCACACCAAATCCGAGACCCTGGCTACCACGTTACCGACCTGATCTGGGTAGCTGGTCAAATGGCTAAGGGGAAGTCGGTCAAGCGGGAGCCATTCGAGGAGAACAACCTGATGTCTTGGGGCCGGATCTGGGAAGCAGCGGTTCGGCCTTGGACTCGGGATTACTGTGCCAAGTTCGGACTAGGTGTAGAGTTCGGAGTCAAGAGGGACAGGGACGGGATAATTGCTAACCTCGATGGTAGGTGCCGATTTCCAGGTTCTCCAACCTTCGCTGTAATTGAGATGAAGGCCACCACCGTTAGAGATCCAGACCCTACCAAGCATTGGGAAAGAGACCATCAAGCTAGGTCCTACTGCTACATCGAGAACACAACCTTGGCATGGTTCCTAATGCTTCATGGGACTAGCCGACCTCCGGATTTCCAGCCGTATCTCTATCAGGTTGAGTATGAACAGTGGGAGCTAAATGAGACCTGGGAGATGGTGCTGAGGATGCGGGATTATATGGATGCTAGAAGTTAACCAAATCTATACTGGGGATTGTGTTGAGGTGATGAAGTCCCTTGACGATGACAGTGTGGATTTGGTTGTCACTAGCCCACCTTATGATAACCTCAGGACGTATCACGGATTTGAGTTTGACTTTGAATCTATTGCCAAGGAGCTGTATCGGGTTGTGAAGAAGGGGTGTGTGGTGGTGTGGGTGGTAGGGGATGCGACGATTAAGGGGAGTGAGACGGGGACCAGCTTCAGGCAAGCGTTGTATTTCAAGGAAATCGGGTTCAATCTTTACGATACAATGATTTACGCTAAGATTGGATACGTGCCATTGACTCATAACAGGTATGAGCAATCTTTTGAGTTTATGTTCGCACTCAGCAAAGGTCGTACTTCAGTATTTAACCCAATAATGATTCCTACTAAGAAGTTTGGCATCAAGTACTACCGTGGTATTAATTCGAAGGAAAAAGAAGGATCTTATTCAACAAGGAATCGAGAAGAAACTACTATAACAAAGAAAGAAAAGCAACATCCAAACATTTTTTATTATCACGTAGGCAATAATGTAAAAAGTAAACACAACGCACCTTTTCCTTATGATCTAGTTAAGGATCAAATTAGTTCTTGGTGTGTTGAAGGTGCTCTTGTTCTCGACCCGATGTGTGGTAGTGGCACCACCTGCCGAGCTGCTAAAGAACTCAACCGGAACTACATCGGAATCGAAATCAGCCCCAAATACGCAACCGAAGCCAGAAATCTATTAGGAATTAAGGAGGACATAATCATGGACTGGGGATGCTGCGATCAACCAAACCTTCAATGGAACTTCATGGGAGACACTGCTGATTTGAAATGCCAAGCCTGTGGTGAATCTTGGACACCGGTACACTCAGAGCGGCCAATCCACACTGAGGCCCTTTCCAGCAACGGCGCCAACCACCTTGATGATGGCACCTACCAAGCGGCTTGGAAAACCCTCCTAACCCGAGTCGGTGAGAAGACCAGCTGGGGTAAGAACCTGCTTCGGGATTTAATGCTAGACGTTTTAACCAACCCCGACTCTGCTGAATATCCTAACAGTGGGCTTACTGTAGAAGAGGTTGAGAAGGGGGCTGTCGGCATAGTTGAGCTAGCGGTTGAGGTATACAATAGCACTCCTAATCCGACTGGTGCTACAACAACTGACGCTGCTCCTGTCCCTGTAACAGTAACAGATTCAGATCAGGTAACGGAAACGGTTGAGGAGTCCCTAGCTGGAGTATATCCTTGGCCGGATCAGCCTGGACAGTAACAGGAGCGGTAGCAGGAGCTACCATTCCAGGAGGCATCGCGGCAACAGGAACAGCAGCCGCAGGAGCAGCTCCATTAGCCTGTTGGATAATCTGGGAAGGCACCAAGATAACACCTGCCCTTCTAGTCTCACCTTGAGCAGCTAATCCCTTCCTACTTTCCGGCTCTGGCATTCCAATCCAATAAGCATAGAGTCCATCAAGGCAGGAGATGTCAGCTTGGGCTAGCTTTTCTTTAGGGAAGTTGCAGCTTACGAGAGCTGTTATAAGGATGCCCAAGTTGCTGGCGTTGTTGATCTTGGCACCGGCAACCATGGGTATGGCAAGGTGGCCGTCAGGGGAAGGGCTGAAGCGGTTGGGATCCCCGCCGACTGTGTAGCGTTGGCTGTAGGTCTGACCGGCATCATCAACGAGGTCAAGACGGGCGACAAAGGCTCTGGGGGCTTTCCCTTCATAATCAAAGTGCTCAAACCTGGCTGCATTGATGCGAAGATTTTTGTCTGTAGGGGGACCTCCACCCTCTGAAAAGGTTTCTGGATCAAGTGATATGCCCTGCTGTTGTTGGACCATTTGGTAGCCTCCAATTTAGGTTTTGATTTGGTGTAATAGTATCAGCGGGTTTGACTGGTTGTCAAGCCTTCTAGTCCCTGGCTATACCAGGGCTCGACTCATATCAGGTCCTAACCCAAACCAAACTGAGTTGAAATCGTCTATATCGTCACCCTCTTCCCCAGCCCTATCGAGGCAAGCGGTGCAGAGTTGGTTGTTCCATATTCCGCTGCGGTTGGCTGATTTAAAAGAGTGGTCCTTCCAAGCATCATTGAACTAAGTCCTGGTTTGACAATCCTCAAATAGGTATGGTTTTCCAACTATCATACAGGCATCTTCACCTCACTCAACCGTTGACGGGCGATTTCTGTGTACTTAGGCTCAGTATCTATGCCGATGGAGTGGAAGCCCTCAAGTGTAGCAGCGATGAGGGTAGAGCCGGAACCTATAAAGGGATCGAGGATTAGGCCGTTGGGAGGGGTTATAAGACGGCAGAGGTAGCGCATGAGTTGAAGGGGGTTGACGGTTGGGTGATTGTTGTCAATGCCTCGGTCGGATTTGGATGCTTTGGCGCAATAGAAGAAACGGGCAGCAGAGCCCTTATCGTCGTAACCACCGCCTAGACCGTCCATCCAAGCACCTTTACCTGTATTTAATTCCAACGCTGTACCGTGTCTATTTGCTGGCTGAGGATTAGCTTTTATTGTGGTGCTTTTACTCTCGGGGAACAACCCCACCACCTCATCGCTGCCGTCGTGGATTAGGTTGGCGGGCCAGCGTCCTTGAATATCAGTACCTGGTCCATCTTTTCCTCCATACGGCATCATTGAGTTTACGTGTGCGCCCACTGGTGGATTATGTCTATGCTCAGTTCCTACCCTACACCCATCTATATTCAGCCCACCCACACCATGCTCCAACACGTTATTAGCAACAGTACCCTCAAGTGGCTTACGTGCTAGAATAATGGGCTCCCATGCTGGTTTCAGCGCGGTTCCCCAGCCTTCCCATTCTTTGGCAGGGGCGGTAACGGCGTTAGGTCCATCTATCTGATGATTCTCTTCTTCCATCCATGGCCTAGTGTTTCCTATATTTCGTTGCCAAGCTGGTCCAACCCCCCCTGATACTTTTTTCCCCTCTGCCCCAGCCGCCTTATCAATCGCCTTACTTACGTCCAAACTTTTCGGAAACCCAGACCCATAAACCCACATCAGGCAATCCCGAACCTCAAACCCTGCATCCTCAATCGCTACTGTCAACCTATGAAACGTCCTTGTCCCTCCAAAAGCCAACAAATGAGCCCCTGGTTTCATAGCAGCCATGACCGATTCCCAAAACCCAACCCCTGGAACACCGTGGTCCCAATCCTTCCCCATAAATCCTAATCCATAAGGAGGATCAGTTACTACAGCATCCACCAAATTGACCATGCCGTGTTTGGGCATCACCTCCCGACAATCCCCCGTGTAGAGAGCGTACCCCATCAGATCAACGGGTCCGGAATGATATCAAACGAATTCCTAATAACCCGATCCTTGAAATACTGAGGAGCGAACTTCTGATATCGCTTCCAAAACCAAGTCCAATTATTATCCATAATAATGGTCTCGCACTTATCCGTCTCGCTCCTACTACCCCTACCTGATACCTGCACAAGGGTTTCCATGGCCAAGAAGGAGGTCCATTCATTATCATCCTCTTGCCTGGCCTTCACAACAGGATCCCGACTGTCAGGATAGGGCAGTTTACCCACAATGACATACTCACATTCAGCATCCGGAAAATCCCAGCCCGAGGAGATAGCAGGGGAGACCAAAATAGCAGGAGCTGGGCTGGCTTTGAACTTAGCTACGGCTTGGTAGATGTCCTCTCTAGCGTGGGATTGCATGATATTTTTGTGGTAGGAGGTGGACATAAGAAGGTTGCGCCGGTCGTAGGAGACGGTAAAGATGATCCCCTTACGGTCCAAGCGACGGGATATGATTTGGTCAATGCGGCTAACCCAATATCTCATCTCCATGTCGTCGGTTTTATGGTTCAATCTTACACTCTTGACGTGGAAGACAGGAGAGTTTTGAGGTGGGAAGTAGCTAGGAGTCTCCAAGAATTTGTAGTCACCCTCTTTGATGCCTAAGCTAGCAACCGTCTTTTCGGTGAGAGTAGCCGACATAATGAGGACCTTGGAGACGTTTTGGAATAAGACTTTGGAGTAGTCCTTTCCTGGCCATACTGGGGTGAAGGTAACTCCTCTAGCTGTTTGTTGGTATATCCAGTGGCCTTTGATCGCCCGAATAGATTCACAGCGGGTAAGGAGACTAGACCAATGCCGCACCTCACGGAGCAAGGATGATGAGATTTTACCCCCTGTGTCCTTTAGTTCTTGAACCTCATTCTTAACCTGTTGCAGGTTCTCAGCTACTACAGCCATACACAGAAGCGCCCACCCTCTCCAGTCCTCAATATCCTTAGCGTTGATGGGGGAGGGGATGCCCATTGTTTGGATTTCATTGTTGGAGAAGTCAACCTTCAAGTAGGATTCAAGGGCTTGGAAAGCAAGGTGGGCTTCATCACATACCAAAAGGGTAATCGGACCCACACCATCGCTGTGATTGGTCTGGGCTAACCAGTAAGCATAGTTGGTGACAATGGAGCGGGAGGATTTAACCTTGGTGAGTTGGTCGTAATAGAGACAGCCACTTTCACGATAGGTGCAACTGATACCAGAGTGACAGGGGCCTTGATCAACAGTGAGGTCTTGTTCAGGTTGAAGGATGCAGGGGTAGCTGTTCTGGCCACGGATATCGATCATACCCACTTGGGAGAAATCGGAGGTGAGCTGGGCTTGAAGTCCCTTGGTGACGGTGTTGAAGCATACACGGCGGTTACTGAGATGTGATGAGAGGACCGCTAGGAGCGATTTACCTGAACCAGTAGGCATAGAGGCACACATGAAGGTTTCAGGCCCTGAGAGCCAGTCTAGGACTTGGGAGAGGGCGTATTCTTGGCCTGGATACCAAGAAGAAAACTTGGGATGCCCAAGTAAGATGGAGGGCGGGGGGAGACCAAGTTGGGTAGTCATTTAATTTCATCTCCCCAAACACTCCAATTTGGCTTCGGCCCTCTTGCAAAAAGATCAATACGTGGTGAAGGAGAACACTGTTCAATGATTTGATACATAATGTCAGGTTTCTCAGAATGACGAGTCTTGCGGCTCTGACACCAGTTCGGCATACTACGTCCTGGTTGCAAGGTTCGCATTCTTCCCCGAATACCCAAAAGCAGCATCTCCGTTACGTTGCGATAGTAAAAACCAACCCCTCTCCGATCTGGACCCCCATCCTTTCTACATTTAAACCAAATCAGATTAGTCTTGTAAGTAAATCCCCATGACTTGAGTACAACAAGAGCCTCGGGTAAAAGTGCATTAGGGGTCCAAAGGTAAAGATGCGCGTTTTCTGCTGCAATTTTTTCTACCGGTAAATCCCCTATTTCCTGGAAAGACAAAGAGGGATATCTCCAAAGTCTCTTATGCTCTGGTGCCATTTTGCCCGTCCGGTTGGTGAAGCGCCAAGGGGGATCAGCCACGATGGTTTTAAAACCACCCTCTACACAAGGAAATTCTACCTCCATTACTCTTAGCTTTCCTCCAACAAATCCATCAGCGCTTTAGGCTCATACGGACTCCCCATCTGCAACAGATACCCAAACCTTCTATTCAGCTCCTCAATATGCCTATTCTTCCAATACCCTTCTGGCATGTCCTCCATGAGCCTACCAATCCGACCGACAATCACCCTAGCCTGATCCACTTGACCGTCCCCTAATAGACTGGCAACTCGGGGACTGATGGCATCAAATAGTTGGGTGAATTCAGCTTGGAACTCCTCTTCTCTGACGATCTCAATAATGGCGTCAATCTGCTTGGTAACACTAGGAAATGGGGCTTGATCTGCTAACCATTCTAGGTGCCGTTGGACGGCGTGGCGGATCACATCTCCCTTAGTACGGTAGGGGAACCAGGAGTTGGGACCTGATAAGGATTCAAGTTCTCGGTCATGACCAGGTTGGAGACGGAAGAAAGCTCGGGCTGTATGACCTTGGGTGTCGGCTGCTGGGACTCTGAATTCCTCAGGCTTGGGGTCTGAGTCTGGTTCTAGTGGCACAGGTAGGGTCATTCTGGCCACTCCGTGCCGCCCTCAACATGAGCCCACCACGCTGCCCAGAGAGCTGCTAATAAAATAAGAATGACTTGCCATCCCATCTTATTTAAAAGAAAACCCCCAATAATAATAGCAGGTGTGAACTCAAGTACGACCCACCCAAACGATCCTTTAGGAATCATTTTCTGACTTTCCTCCAATAGAATCCATTATCACCTCATCCATCTCCTAGTAGGGGCAGTCGAGTTGCTGATATCCCCAACACCTGGGAACACCTCATCCGCACACACACGACACCTTATTGTGCTAGGGCGGGTCTCTATTATGAAATTACCAAGCCCATTAGCTCCGCACTTTTTGCAATGTTGGAAGGCTATGTGTTGGGGCTTTTGGGTAGAGATTTCTGTGTCCACCATCTAACAACTCACACATCCAAGCAAGGGCCATGAATTCATAAGCAAGTTGGCATTTTTGGCACCTGTAAATTGGGATCATTCTAACACCTCTTTCAGTTTAGTAGTATAGGGCTTGGTTTGTCTAGTAGTCAAGGGGTCTAGCAGGGTCTTAGTTACCAATCCTAGCTCGAATGTAGAATCAGCTTGGGTGTTGGTGCCTCTTTTGAATCGTTGTCTCCTGGCCTCACACTGATGGCAGGTGGACCGCCGAACGATAACCTCTTGGTTGACTTCGAAGGGCATTTCACTTGGGAGATAACCAGCAGCATCATCCCGAGCATTCCAGACTGTCTCACGACGACGGTAGCGTATAGGGAAGTCAGCAAGAGGCTTCCGGACCCGACAATGGCTACAGGGTTTCCACATACTCAAGCTCGTCTATTGGGGTGATGGTCAACGACTTAGAATCCCACCAATTCCTCGCACACCTTCCGCAAACGTAGCATTTACAAAGAATCCAAGCCCCATCTTCCTTAGAGTCATACCAATCGGACAGCCCCTCCATTAAGAACTCAACCGGACGCCTGCCACACACCTCATCATCAATCTCCATTCGGTTCTCGCAACTAGAGGGGATCTGAGCTTTACTTAAGACCATTAAGCGAACCATCCACTAGGACATACTCTTCCCCCGCCCCCTTTGCTTTAATAGCTCCCTCTTTCCACAACCCGTTAAATGTGGCTAGGGTAACCTTCTCAGTTGCACCTCCACGTCCTAACCCGTCTTGTTGAAGCCAAGCACAAGTCTCTCTACCACAACTCAAGCCAAGAGCCCACCCATCACCCATGAGGTCAACCACACGCTGTTGATTTTTAGATAATGCCATTACCGCCTCCTTATCTGTCAACTACCATACGTCCATCAGTGCTTGTCAACTGCCGTACGCCCCCAAAAGCCTGTAAGGGGAGTTATATACCTTACAGGCTTTCACGGGCGTACAGGTTGTGCGTTAGGGGCGTATGGTGGGGTATGTGGTTTGTGTAAGAGTCAATAATCCCAGTCAACTACCATACGCCCTTTGTTGCGGTTTAACTCCCAAAGAAAATCAGTTCGAGAGACATCCATACACTGACAACTGTGACGAAAAAACCAACCCCGATGCTTCCAAGAATCAAGTAGAACATAAATAAAAGCCTCCTCATCTAGTATATGCCAGACTACAAGGAGGCTCCGTTAAGGTCAAGGTTAGGTGCTAGTACAGCCTAAGTCCACACCGATGCCTAACGACTTGCACAGCTCCTCAACAGTGACGCCAAGGTAAGTGGCAATGGAGAGGGCTAGGGGGAGAGAGGGTTTCGACTTCTTACTGAAGATTCGGCTGATGTGAGCTACATCAACATGGGTTTGGCGGGAGACTTCAGAACGGTTGATTTCCTTGAGGATTAGTTCCATGGATTAAGCGTATCATAGCCTTGATTGAGGGTCAATGTAGGGGCTGAGTTAGGGTTGACTGGTAGGCAAAGTATAGCTAGAATGGTAGTATGAGAAAGATCAGTATAGTAGTAGATAATCGGACGAATTGGACCAAAGCTCAAACCATCTGCGAGGAGGTAGAAGCCAATCCCGATCTCGAACTCCAACTCATCATCACCAGCACATTTGAACAAGAAACTCGACACAATCAGGAATTTCTAGGTAGGTGGATGCCCAAGCGAATCCCAATATCCCCAAATTCAAAGTCAATGGTGGAAACAATCTCCGATTTAACAATAGATCTGGGAGAGTTTTGGGAAGACCACCGACCAGATTTAGTAGTCGCTTTGACCGACCGATTCGAAACATTAGCCGTAGCTCAGACTGCAGCGTTAATGAATATCTATATCGCTCACGTCCAAGGTGGTGAAGTCACCGGCACCATTGATGAGAGTATTAGGCATGCGGTCACGAAGCTATCTCATATTCATTTTGTCTCCAATCTGGACGCCAAGCAGAGGGTGATCAGGCTGGGGGAAGACCCAAGATTTGTGCTTGATGTAGGATGTCCCTCAATAGATCTCTTGCTCCGGACCGACACCAAACGCTTAATCAAAGAGCCTTATATTTTGGTCTTGATGCATCCAGTAACTACCGAGGATATGAATGGGATTTATGCTCGGTCGGTATTTGAAGCAGTGATATATCAAGCAAGAAAACTAGACTTGGAAATTGCCTTGATCGGACCAAATCACGATTCAGGATTCGAAGGAATACAAGACGAAATGAATTCGTTTGAGAATCCGCCCCCTCATTATTGGGAATCTACCGACCCCGAAATCTTCCATTCTTTAATCAAGCATTGCTCGGTTATGGTCGGAAATAGCTCGGCGGGGATTAGGGAGGCTGGTTATTTCGGGGTTCCGGTTGTGGATTGTGGAACTAGGCAGCAAGGTAGGATTAGAGGCCGGAATGTGATAACCGTAGCCGACCTCACCAAACCGGATGGAGTCAGATCGGCTATAGAGGCCCAACTCAAACACGGACCCTACGAGCCAGTACAGTTATTCGGTGATGGTACAGCGGGGAAGCAAATCTCGGACCACCTGGCGACTATGGAACTACCCCTAATTCAGAAGAGGATCAGATTTTGAGTTCAGAGATTAGATCGATAAGATCAACCTCCCAAGAAGGATTCGATATGGCGATGAATAAGCTTCTAAACTCTGAGGATGTGTGGGAAATCGTAAGCTGTGGATATTTTCGGAGTACATTCTTCAAAGATGCTGTGTGGTGGGCTGTCCTAGAATTCGAACACGAAGAAGATCCAAAGAAGGTAGGTCTAACATGAGCAAGATTTTGGTTACTGGATCGGAAGGATTTATTGGGCGTGAACTCATCAGCCAACTCAAGGAAGAAGGTCACGAGACCACAGGCTTTGATATGGTAGGAGCAGGTAATCAAAGGAGTATTCTTAGCCAGTATGATTTGGACCAAGAGTTCTCCCGCTTTAGGCCAGAGGTCGTCTACCACCTAGCAGCGATTGTTGGACCCTTAAAGGTGATAAAAAACATAGCTGCAACCATCATAGTCAATGTGATGGGAACCCAACACGTTGCTTATGCATGCTCCAAATACGAAGTGGGCAAGCTAATCTTCACATCCACATCTGAGGTCTACGGTGCGTTACTCCAAGGCGGCTGGTCATCCGATGCCATTAGAGAGGAAGGCCCAACCATGATCCAATCTCCTACCAATCCTAGGACTTGTTATGCGATCTCCAAGTTGACTGCTGAATCACTAGTCCTAAACGCTGGTGGGATTGTAGCTCGGATATTCAACACAACAGGTCCTGGTCAATCTACTGAATATGTTCTCCCCAATATGGTCAATCGAGCGCTGGGGGGAGAGCCAATCCAGATCAATGGGGATGGTCTTCAGACCCGTTGCTTCTGCCACGTCCAAGATACAGCCAGGGCCTTGAGGTTGCTGGGGGAGTTTGGATACAGTGGTATCTGGAATGTAGGGTCTGAGAAAGAGATCACCATAATCGAACTGGCTGAGAAGGTCAGAGAGCAGATTCAGGCAGTCCCGATTGAGTTCAATCCTGTTCTGCCTGAGGGTTCAAAGTATAAGCGCCATCCGAATCTAGAGAAGATCAGGTCGTTAGGATGGAACGCTGATATCTCACTAGAGCAGATTATTAGGGATGTCAGTTTAGGTCTTCAGCAGTGATCGGAGTATTAACCAAAATAGACCGTTTAAAAGAAGTTCTGGTGGTCATCCTAGGCACCAGTTCAGATGCTGGAATCAAATCTGGAATAGCTTTATAATCAGTACCAAACTGATTCCCGACCCGT